CTCGTGGACTATAACTAACGAGAGCCTTTCCACGCTGTGCGCTGACAGGCAGACGCACGGCAAAGAAAGGCACTCGACTCTACAATGCTGTATGAATGCAGCACCTTATCAGAGGCTACGCCTCCAAGGATGTCGCTATACCGCTCATTGAAGAGTGAGCCGTGCGACATCATCTATGTGAGTGCCTGACTGCCACACACATCTTTTCCACACAGGAAGCCCACCACCGCACGTTGGGGATGTGTGAGCGCAAAAGCAGATGAAGCCACAAGCAGACCCTGTCCAAATCTCGAAAATGAAGGCTTTTTGTACTGAATAGCGGCCAAAGAACTCCAAACTATCAGCAACCAAAGGGGCAAACGTGGCAAGAGGTGGCCAAAAGGGGCTGTCTCGTACAATCGCGACCATTGGGGGCTGTTACACTATTACGCAACCATCGGGGCTGTTGTGCCCATTCGTGACCCTAAAGGGGTGGCGCATTTTGATGTGACCAAAAGCGGTTTTCGGGTAGCAGCGAGACGCATATAGCGCAAATGCAAAGAGGGCGAGAGAGGGAGGCGCAGACAGGGCAGGCGGGGGATGCTTAGCGCGAAGTCAGGGGAAATTCTTTCCCCCGACACCCCCATGTGGCTCATATTGAGCTAAATAGGAATTTCAACTTTAGACAAATGGCAATTTCTTGAAAAGTTGAAGTAAAATGTGGCCCCTAAACGGCTATGACTCTTTGATTTTCTGTCCTTTCACATTCAACATTTAAGGTGTATTTTTGTAGTGTCTTAGATAGGACGCAACACTAACACAAACACCACTATGAGCGATTTGAATACGAATGCTACCGTCACGCTGATGGTCAACGGAAGACAGGCAAAAGAGATGCTGGAACAGCTGAAAGTGAAAGCGGACCAGCTGGAAGCGGCCATCGAGAAAGCGAAACGGAGCGGTGATAAAGCAACCCTGAAGAACCTGAAGAAGGAGCTGAGGGACACAAACCAACTGATGAAACAGATTCAGTCTTCTGAGGCTACTGCTGAACAGGTGCTGAAAAGACTGGACCAGGCTACGCCTAAACAGCTGAATCAGGCGCTGACTGTGCTTCGCCGCCAACTCAACGGGATTGAGAGAGGCAGTGAAGCATGGAATGCGCAAGTCGCCAAAATAAAAGCGGTGAAAGCGGAACTGGATAAGGTGAACGCTGAACTCCGACAGTCGGAACCGTTGCTCCAACGTATGAACCGTGGTTTCAACGAGTGGAGCGCAACCATCGCCACAGCTGCAGCAGCAGTGACGGGCTTAGTGATGGCTGGAAGATCTGCCGTGAATGCCTACGCTGAACTTGAACAGGAAATGGCCAACGTCAGCAAGTTCACGTCTCTCCCCATGGAAAAAGTCAGGGAACTGAACGAGGAGATGAAGAAGATGAAAACCCGTACATCGCTCATCGAACTGAATAAGTACGCTGAGGATGCGGGTAAGCTGGGCATGAAGACCATCGAGGACATCATGGGATATGTCCGGGGTGCAGACCAAATCAATGTAGCCCTGGCTGACATCGGGGACGGGGCTACACTGGTGCTGTCGAAACTCTCCAGCATCTTCGGCATTAAGGATGAGTTGGGTACGGAACAGGCCTTGCTCTCCATCGGTTCAACGATTACGGAGCTGTCCCAAAACTGTACGGCCAGTTCCGAGTATCTTGCCAACTTCGCCCGGAGAATGGGCGGTGTAGGTAAGGCCGCGAACATGACACTGCCGCAGCTGATCGCCATCGGTGCGGTCCTGGATGCCAACGGACAGGCAGCGGAGATGTCGGCAACGGCGGTGTCGAAGCTCATCATGGATGCCTATAAGGAGAGTGATAAGTTCGCCAAGGCGCTGGATTTGAATGCAGAACACTTTAAGAAAGTGATGGCTGAGGACGCCAACGCCGGATTCTTGATGATCCTTGACCGTTTCAAGGAGATTGGCAATATGGATGCCCTGGCTCCTGTGTTCAAGGACATGGGTGAGAACGGCGCACGTGCCTCACAAGTGATGGCGACGCTGGCCAATAACATCGATATGGTGAAGTGGGAACAGGAGGAGGCACAGAAGGCTTTCGACAGTGCCACTAAGGTCACACAGATGTATGACATTCAGAACAACACGGCACAGGCAGGCATCGAGAAGGCCCGAAAGAGAGTGGCTGCACTGGCAGCAGAACTTGGAGAGAAACTGCTTCCGGTGATGAAGCATATCTATACCTCCACATCCATGACGCTGCGCTTCCTCAATATCACAGTATCGTTTATCTCGGAGCATCGTAAGGCGCTGCTGTCGCTGACTGCGGCCATCGTGACTTATACTGTGGCGGTCAATCTGGCCGTCATCAAACAGAAACTGCTGAATACCTGGGTGACTGTCACAACAACAGCAACCAAGGCGTATGAGGTGGTGGTCACACACCTCAAAACGGCACAGCTGGCCTTGCAGTTGGGAGTGGCAAAACTGACGGGCAACTATGCCAAGCAGAGCCTGATCATGACGGAGCTGAAGGGCAAGACTGCGGCATTGACGAATGTTTATGCCTTACTTGCAGCTGGCGTGGTGGCTGCTGTGGTAGCCATCGTGTCCTCACTCAATAAACAGACCAGGGCGCAGAAGCTGCTGGCTGATATTGAGTCGGAGGCTAGGAGAAATACCGTCGAGGACATCAAACGGATTGAAGTCCTGAAGACGGTCATTGAGAATGAAACTTTGAGCATAGATAACCGCCGCAAAGCCATCGAGGAGCTGCAAAGTATCATTCCGGACTATCATGCCAGCCTCAGTGATGAGGGCGAGCTGATAGGTCATAATGCCGAAGTACTTGGCATCTATGTGGAGCAGCTGAAGAACACGGCGAAGATACAGGCGGCATTGGCGAAACTGCCGGATGCAGAGGAACGCCTGCGTAAGATTCAGAAGGATGCACCCACCAACTTGCAGGATGCGCTCATCTATGAAAAGACGGAAGGACTGAATCCGGATGAAGCTGCAGGTAAGGCTAACGCTTCACCTACGGCTTATCGGGTCTTCCGTGAACAATTGCATGAGGCTGATGCGGAAGTCAAACAGTTGAACCGCATCATCGATGATCTTACAGCACAGAACCATGCGCTTGCTGACCAGGCAGCAGGATTGCAGGCTCCAAGGGGAAATGGTGATGCCGGAGATGGTAACGGAGGAGGTGGTGAAGGGGGCGATGATGGCAAAAAGAACCAGGATAAGTTCCAAAAGGAAAAGGAATGGAAAGAAAGGGAAGAGGCCATCATACGTATCAGCTATGCCAAGGGGGAAAGTAACTATGAGCAGTATGCAAAACGCCTTGAAGAGATTGAAGTGGAGTACAACCGCAAGAAGCTGGAGCATACGGATCTGACAGAAACTGAAAGACTGTCTATCCAAGCTGATTACTACGAGGCGGTGAATAAGATGACCAAGGCAGGGCTGAAAAGAACCAGGGAAGAGGAGGAGAATGAATATGCGCAGAGTCTCGCTGTGCTTCAGCAAAGGTATATCGATGGGGAGCTTTCCACTGAGGCTTATAACAGTACGGTGCAGATGATGGAACTGCAGCACGCCCGTAAGGTCGTGGAGATATATGAAGTGGGCTCAAAGGAAAGGCTCGAAGCCGAGAAGAACTATCAGGAAAAGCTGTTTGCCGACGCGCAGCGGAGAAGGAAAAAGTATGAGGAAGAGGAAAAGAAGCATCAGGACAGGCTGAAGAAACTGAAGGATGAATTCTTCGGAATGAGCTTGACGGAACGCAAACAGGCTTTGTCCCAGGATCTGGAAGCCCTGAGGCAGGTGTATAAGGATGAGCTAAAACTGGCTGGTAAAAACGCAAAGGAGAAATTACGCATAGAAAAGGCTTACCAGAAGGCCAGACAAACGCTCATCGAGAAGTACGGAGGAAAGCAGCTGACAGGGATGCAGGAAGCAAACCAAGCTGTTGTGAATTGGATGGAATCGGACGGGGGACAGGCTGTATTGGGAGCATTCGATACGGTGGTTTCGGGTATGTCTGCCATCTTTTCCGGACTGTCTGACATCGTTCAGGCAGAGCTTCAGATACAGACATCAGCTATAGAACAGCGCTATGATGCGGAACTTTCCTTTGCGGAGGGTAATACCTACAAAGAGAAGAAAATAGAGCAGCAGAAACAGGAGGAATTGGCCAAAGTAAAGAACGAGGCAAACAAGAAATTGTTCGCGATGCAGGTAATACAGGCAGTAGCACAGACGGCTCAGAATGCGCTTGCAGCATACGGCTCTGCGGCACAGGTGCCTGTCATCGGTTATATCCTGGCTCCTATAGCAGCGGCGATGGCTATTGCTGCAGGTGCTATACAGATAGCTGCCATCAAGAAACAGCAACAGGCATCGGAAGCACAAGGATATGCCGAGGGCGGCTTCACGCCAAAAGGACCAAAAGACCTGGAAGTGGGTGTCGTTCATGCCGGGGAGTGGGTGGCATCGCAAGCGTTGGTGAACTCACCTGAAGCACGCCCGATGATAGAAGCGCTGGACTATGCGCAGCGAACAAACACCATCGGCTCCCTGAAGCCTGATGATGTGAGCCGGACGATAACGGCACAGTCTGTCATCGCAGAGAAATCGAAAGATGGGAAGCTGGAGAAGTCGATGATGGCGAATGCTGCCGCCATCGCTTCCTATGCCGATACGATGCGGAAACTCGGAAAGAGGTTGAATGAGCCGTTTGTGACTGTCAACACGGTAGAGGGTGACACAGGTATCAAAAGGGCTCAGGATGAATATGAGGAACTAATGAGAAACAAGACTAGAACATAAAGTATGGAAATCATCATTCAAGGCTATCAAGCCGTCATGAAACAAGGGACGAGCTTTGATTTCATATCGGAAAACAGGCTCTTCACAGACTCGGACAGTTACACGCTGTCTATCGTCTTTCCTTTGGCAGAATGCCCGCAGAACTTGAAGATCTTTGGACATCTGGAGAGAAAGGACGTCGAGAAGGAACAGGTCTTATACGACTGCGAGATACGGCATCGTGATATGGTGAAAGTTGGGGTCATCACCATCACGGAAATCAACGAGGCAGAGGTGAAGACGCAGTTTCTCGAAGGTCGTTCTGCACAGAACTTTGATCAGTCTTTTGACAATACATATATCAATGAGTTGTATCTCGGGAATCCTGGCATACACTATGCACGGAATAACAGCCCTAGCCAGATGTGGTATGTCAGGTCTGACGAGCTGGACTATGTGGCGATGCCGTGGGTGAATAGCTATTCGGGTAACATACAGAATGAAGCAAGATATGACAGCAACCACGGAAACTATACGTGGGTGTATAAGACAGGTAATACACAGGATTCTATGAAGCTGTCTTTCCAGCCGTTCCTGATATACATCGTCAGGAATATGTGCTCGGCATTGGGTTATTCTTTGGATGTCACTGCTTGGCAAAACTCTGTCAATAGGTATCTGCTTATCTGTAATACGCTGCCTGCTGCATGGGATATGCCCGCATTCGCAAGGGCAATGCCACATTGGACTGTCACAGAGTTCTTTTCGCAACTGGAACTGTTGCTGAATGGGACGTTTGACATCGACCATCGGAAAAAGAAAATCACATTCTCGTATGTCAAAGATATAACAGACAACTTGGCCAAAGTGTATGTCAAGAATGTGATAGACAAGTTCAAGGTTGAAGTGAAGAAGGAAGAAACGGATAACTTCCGCTTGGCGAAGCTCAAAGAGTATGAGGATTGCGACCATCGGGTGTGGAAGCTGTATTCTTGCAGTTGGCTGATAAATGCCTTGCAGGAGGATATTGTAGAATATACGACGATGCAGGAGTTCTTTGATTGGACACATGACTTACGAAATATCATCCTTTCGACGACGGGGGACGCGGAACAGGCTGAAAACATGGAAATGCTGCATCGTATATACTACGTGAGGCGTGAAGATACGTACTTCGCTTTCAGGAACACAGGAATGGTGACAAAGAACGGCGTAGTGGTGGACCAGGATGGCAATATTGAAGAAGGTGGGAAATATGTCTATTCGCGCTCGTATGCGCCCGTACCTATTAATATTTTTGGAAACAGGAACTATAAAGGGAAAGATGACAAGACGGTGAAACTGAAAATGGTTCCGGCATGGATTGATGAGACGGATAATGAACACGGCTACATGATGTTCCTCTCTATGTCCAACTATGAGGAGAAATCTGATAATACCGACCTGGGTAGGCATGAGCTGTCGATGGTTCATCCCGGGCCTCTGTCCATGCTGTCACAGGGAGAAGAAAATGGTGGCAAGGAGTATTTCGACAAAATTTATATAGCATACTGGAATGGCTCCGTTCCATTGCATGAAGTGCCTATGCCATGCGTGGATAAGTTGACGGTAGATGCCAATTGGGTGGTGGAGCATTTCCCATTTTCATTGCGGTTTGACAGTGAGGATACAGTACCACTGCCAAGTTTCGAGATTGACAGGAAAAAGAAATATACCTTCTCTTTCCTCACAGACACGATACCTGATGTGATGGCGGTGTTCTGCATAGAGGGGAAGGAGTATCTATGTGAAAAACTAACCGCGACATTCAATGAGCAGGGAATGTCGCGGCTAGTCAAAGGGGTCTTTTGGAAGTTGAAGACTACTTAAGCTTCAGGCTGAGGGCTTCGGCATGACGGTGGATGGTGGTCTTCAGAATCTTAGCGTAATGCTGAGTCGTGCGCACATCTTTATGGCCCATCATACGGGCAAGGTCTTCGACAGGCACATCCTGAGCTAAAACGATTGTGGCGAAGGTGTGACGCGCAAGGTGGCTCGTCAGGTGCTTGTTAAGACTGGCACGGCTTTCGACCAGGCTCAGGAAGTCATTCAGCTTTTGATTGCTCAGACGGGGGAGCCTGTAGTTGTACTTCTCCAAGATTTCCATGGCACGGGGAAGAATGGGAGTGTAGTAGCTGGTTCCGCTCTTGATACGGCTGCCGTCGATATACCAGAGCTTCCCGTTCTTCTCGGCCATCGTATGGAAATCAAAGGCCTGGGCATCGCAGTAGCAGAGTCCTGTGTAGGCTGAGAAGATGAAGAGGTCCCGGGCTTTCTCTTCCTTCGGCGGCAGATGGAGAGAAAGGAGGAGCGTGAGTTCTTCCTGACTCAGTGGCTTACGTTCTTTATAGTGGCCAGTAGGTATCTTGACCTGCTTATAAGGATCGCGGCTGATGTAGCCGTACTCGTAAGCCTTCATCACATAACGGTGCAGACGCTTGTGATAGCTCTTCAGGGTCGTGGTACTGCGGACGCCTTCTTTCTGAAGCCATTTGTGGTACTCCAGAATGGAAGCAGGGGTGAGGTCATCAAACAAGTTAATCTTACCGAAGTCCAGAAGAGAGTTATAGACAACGGCACGAGCCTGGCGAGTACGATGGGCAATCTTCTCGGCTGCAAGTTCGTCAAAGAAGAAATCGAGGAAGTTGCTGGCCTTCTTGGCTTCCTTGGATTTTGCTATTTCCTGCTTCTTAAGCTTGACCTCAGGGGAGTCATAATAGTCACTGAATGTTTCCTTATTAAGAGGGAGGCCAAGTCCGCGCATGGCTTCAATGATATTCTCGCACCTCTCTTTTAACTCCAATACCTGCTTGGAGTTCTGATAGGAGGAGAACATTTCAGGGGCAATGGTGTCCAATCGGATAAGCTTACACTCGTTGCGCGTGAAATAGACTTTTACCTCTACGACACCCTTTCCTTTACGCTTCGCTTCGTTCTTTCGGTCGAAAATGACCGTCACAAGGTCCTTTTTCATGTTAAATTTCCTTTTGTGTGCCATTTTTCCGTTAATTCATCTAAAATCACTGCCTATACCTATGTTTTCTCCGATTTTGTGTCGGAAAATGTTTACCTAACCTGATTTGGGTAAACATTGGGTAAACATTTTGTTTACCTTAAATGAGTTTGGGTAAACATTAGGTAAACATTTTTTGGCGGTGAATGACGCTGAATGACATCGAATGACACGGTTAATAAATTGTTTATTTACTAACCCTCTTCATGAAGCGTATTGTGGAAAACCGAAGAAAAAGGTGTCAGGCGTCTGTTGATTTTCTCTTTGGTAAAGCCTTTTAACCTTTTGATTTGCTACCTTTTATCTCTTCTGCGGAGGAGGCTGCTCTTGCTTTTTGGAGTCATCCTTGGCTAGCTTGGATTCGTCCTGAAGGGGAGCAAAATCACCACTTTTGAGAAAAAAGAAGGGGACCCTAGTGGATCCCCCTGGTAGCGCCTACGGGAATCGAACCCGTGTTCCATGCGTGAGAGGCATGTGTCCTAGCCGCTAGACGAAAGCGCCGAGAGCGGAAGCTGGGGGATTCGAACCCCCGGTACGGTAACCCGTACGTCAGTTTAGCAAACTGGTGGTTTCAGCCACTCACCCAAACTTCCTTTCGTTATGTCAAAAAACACCTCCTTTTCGGAAATGCGGTGCAAAGGTAGATGTTTTTCGTGAATTATGCAAGCAATTTCAACGGAAAAATATATCTTTGCGCCAAAAATAGAGAAATCAACATGAACGACGAAATGCTGCCTCGCGGCGTGAAACGCATTCAACTACCTCAGAATGTGGATAAACGGGGTGCCCTCTGTTTCTTAGAGGCGGAGAAAGACATCCCCTTCAAAGTGGAACGCGTGTTTTGGATCACTGATGTCCCCGAAGGACAGATGCGTGGTGCCCATGCCCACTGGACATGCCATGAGGCATTGTTCCCCGTAACGGGGAGCTTTGAGATTGAAGTGGACGATGGCGAGCGTTGCTGCGTGCTACAGATGAACCGCTCCAACGAGGGTCTTCTTATCTCCGCCGGTGTCTGGTGTGAGCTTCGACATTTCACCCCAGGCACAGCCTGCGTTGTTATGGCCTCACAGCCGTATGACGCTACTGGCTATGAACATCATCGAGAGACATGGAGACTCAAAATGGAATCATGTACTGATAACTAAGGGCACTCCTATTACATTATACCTTAATCTTCCATGAGCTTGCGGTAGCGGATTCTACGGGGTTCTTCGAGACCAAGGCGCTTGAGTTTGTTGACCTCATAATCGGTGTAGGAACCCTCGAAGAAGAACACATTTCCGTCGCCCTCGAAAGCAAGAATGTGGGTGCAGATGCGATCGAGGAACCAGCGATCGTGGGAGATGACAACAGCGCAGCCGGCAAAGCTCTCAAGACCTTCCTCCAATGCTCGAAGGGTGTTTACATCAATATCATTGGTGGGTTCATCAAGCAATAACACATTTCCTTCTTCCTTCAGCGCCATCGCCAGATGGAGACGATTGCGCTCACCACCAGAGAGTACACCACATTTCTTCTCCTGATCGGCACCGGTGAAGTTGAAACGCGAGAGGTAAGCACGGGCATTAATATCGCGACCACCCATACGGATGAGTTCATTGCCCTGTGAGACTATCTGATAGACGGTCTCCTCGGCTTTGATGTCGCGGTGACTCTGATCTACATAAGCCAATTTCACTGTCTCGCCGACTTCGAAGCTGCCGGCATCGGGTTTCTCTAGGCCCATAATCAAACGGAAAA